TAGCCAAAGCCACTTCATACATTGGACCTGTTGGCACAGTTGACATAGGAGCCTTCTTAATTCCTAAAGCATTTTTCGGATTCGTCAATTTCTTGTTATCTTCACTTCCCATTACTCACCCTTCCCTAGTTATTATCTATTCTACCTTCTTTCCCAAAAGGAATCGAACCTGATTTTCCAGATCTCAACTCCACATACTCAGCCACAACCTTATCAACAGCAGCCCTCTCAGCTTTCTTATCTCTACCATGAGTTGCTCCCTCCTCAGCTGTAAATCCCTCTGAATAGCGAGTTGTAAGTTTTGCTATATTTATATCCCTTAACTCCTCAATGGATGAATTTTGTGCAATCAAAACATACTCCATAAAATGAAGCAAATCAGACATCTCAATTAACATATCAGTCCGATCATACTGCTCACCAGAATAAGCCATCCATTTCTTATAATTATTGAGTATCTCACCTGCCTCACTTGCCATACCCATCAATCCATGAAGCAACAAAGGATCAAAGACTGTACCAAAATGAGGACTGATCAAACGTTCAACTAATTCTCTAAATGCTTTTTCATTATTAACCATCGTTATACTCCCACACTTCACTTATCTTATTGAATCCTTCTGCTATGGTTGGTTTTTCATAAAGACCATCAAACTTATCCCAGACACCTTCCCAAATTGAACGGTCATCTTGACCATGTGGGTTTTGCATTCTTCGATCCACACATGTCTTCTTATCCAATTGGGGCATCACTATAGCTGTAGCCTCGTAAGCATACTGTCTTACCAAATCAAGGTAATCCTCTCGATATTTCTTGCACATGTTTGTTTCATCAATAAGGATATCCACTGCCTCTTCATGCATAAGATTTTTAATCATGAGTCTGGCGGATTCAAAGATAAAAGGCTCCAATTCTGGATTAAAAACATACTTTCCAGCACCAATCATGTACCTTAAATCATCTCTGGATATAACAACAATCTTTGGCTTCTCAGCTAAAATTTTCTTTACCAAAGTTGTTTTACCTGAGCCAATGTTTCCCACCATTATATAAATATTCATCTATTTCCTTGCTATAGCTAAAATATCTTCTTCGGACATAATCAAACATTCTTCACCGTCTATTGTTACTTTCGTTCCAACAGGTCCAGGAAGAAGAATTATGTCACCCACTTTTACTGTCATAGATCGCACAGTTCCGTCCTCAAGTAATTTGCCTTTACCAACACCCAAAACTTTTGCTTGCTGAGATTTTTCTTTAGCAGCTTCGGGTAAAACTATGCCACCGGAGGTCTTTGCTTCTGTTGCTAGTCTCTTAACCAACACTCTATTTGATAGTATCTCTAACTTCATCCTGTTTCTCCTCACTAGATTTTAATTCTTCAGATTTCTTTTGCTTAACTTGTTTTTCTTCCATCTTTTTCACAGACTCTGCGACCAATCTGGATATCTCTATTTGACCCCGCCGCTTAAAATAATCCGCTGTTCTCTGCCTCTTTGGTGCTCCCATTATCCGTCCTCCCAATGTCTTCTTCTAAATTCAACCCGTAACCTATTCAATGAATCTCTTACCTTCTTTGAAATGGTACCTACCGAACACCCATCCTGTCTTGCAATACTCCTGTATGACATTTCATTAACAAAATGGCGCTTTAATATATCAAATTCATCCTCGTTAATAACACCAGCACTGATAAGCTTACGAAATCTATCTCGTATAAATTCTGCTTCTAAATCAGCGTAAACTTTCGTATTGTCAACTAATTCTCTCCGAATGACATTCTCAAAAGATTCCTGTGTTTTATTCACCGGCCGATCCTTATTTTCCTTCAAAATTTCATTAGCAACATAGCGACAAATATTATATACTAACTTTCCTCCAGGTTCTTGTTGTTTAACCTTTGCTAAAGCCCTGTACAATCCTAACAAAGCCGTCTGATAAAGATCAGCGTACTCCACATTTTGTAAATAGGGCCGAGATGCTCTAAGCCTGGATATCGTATATTTTAATAGATTGTCTACTTTTAATATTATCTTTACAAAAATAACTGGATCATTACTTATTTCAAATTCAACAGCTAAATCTTTCAATGCCTGATGTTCGTCAACTCCTGTCTCCATTCTAACGACCCTTCCCTTGAGATTTATTGAACAAATTCTTAAATTGTGTAGAAGTCTTTTTAGATATAGGAACTTCTTTTTCATCCACTTTAGGTGGTACACGACTCTTTATATTCAAAAGTGAATGTGTCACTCCTGGAGCTCTTAAATGCTCCGCAATTTTCTTTGATGCTTTAATAAACTCTGCCGAAGGTGGAGCAACAGAACTTTTAAGGGCGTTCTCAACGGAACCAACAACGGCATCTGATACGTCCTTCGAACCTTTCGTAACTACATCTCTTGTATCCCCATTCTCCAGATACTCTATATCCACTACGTCATCTGGGTGATCCACCTTATTCTTATCAGGATCGTCTTCGAGATTAACCAATTCAAAATGTAAGTACTCATTTCTATGGCAACACCAACGCTTATCATGCACTAAATCTCTGAAACCTCTGTAAACCTGAGGGCTCTTATCCAGTGAAAGACTCTCACTTTTAATCCCCACCCTTTCTAATATCTGTTTAGAATCCTCACTTAAAAGATCTAAATCATATGTAACCAATCTGACATTAAAATTATAGACTTTCTTAAGATCAATAATAAATTTTCTAATCTTGTTTAATGGAATTTTATCCCCAGGACGACCAATTATCCTCATCGCGAAATCAGTCTCCACTATAGGAGACTTTTCAACTTTCATCATTCCACCATCTTCTAAATCTTCAACAGTACGATCCGTCCAACCACTGATACAAGACATTCCTATACCTAAAGCATCTCCAGAACCCGACCTATTACTATATGCTATATCAACATGAATAAATCTAGGAACATTTAACGGAACTCGAATAGCACTGAAATCCATATACTCTGCAAAATTCACATCATCATGCAGCCCGGTTTCAATTGTCAGCATACTAACCGGATCTCTTTTAGCAAAATCATAACAATCAACAATCAATTTTTCAGAAGGAAACAGCTTACTTTTCCGCAATCCAGTTATTGATATTCCTGCATAATCCCTAAGAGCACCCACAATATCCCTTTGGCAAGGACCCAAATATTCTATTGGAACCTGAAGAATCTGAAAACCATTCTTCAATGCAGCATCCATTGCCCCCTGATCAACTTCAAAAGTTTCTCGATCTCCTTGACCAAGAACTTTAGATGGTACATATATATTTCCCAACATCACCGGAAATTTAATACCACAGTGCTCATCTTCTTTTGCTTCCCAAACTGATATATCCACAATATAAACATTAGGAGAACTTTTCATCTTTGCTACAAAAGTGTTCAAAAATGATAACGTCTCTTGTTTGGATGCAACTAAGAAAAACTTCCCTAAAGTCAACCTCCTATCATCTATATGAGATGTGGAAACAAATCTACCCTCAAATCGTCGGTACCCAGCCTCGAAAGCCTTAAGAACTCTAATTCTTTGCTTATCCGATTCTGAAGGAGCATCAACTTCATCCATTAATGCGGCAATAATATCATGACCTTGAACACCAAATCCCTTAGAGTACGGAGAACCAGAAACATATTCAAAAATAGGAAAATCTATCCTCGGATTTTGACCGGATCCACAAACTCTACCTCTTTCTTTAAACCATGGAGATTTCAAAAGATAACTCTGAAGAAGACCAAATCCTCGAGCAGTACCAAGAGACTGTGTAAGATTGAAAAATACTATTGCCATCTTGCCTGCAGCAGTTTTTCCAAAGTATGTCCAAGGATCCTTCAAACACAGAATAGTATGCATAACATAAGCAATACCTATAATTGCTGCTGTAGTTTTTCCTGTATTATGAACAAAAACACCTGATGTAAGAGCAAAATTATGATACTTCTCTATTGATAAATCATAAACATCAATTTTCTCAGTAAGATATTTAACACTGACCACCTTATGATTACGTTTTCCTCTACTCCTATTACTACATCCCCGGGAACAATGCCTTTTATTACTTGTTACCATACATTCAAAAGAAATATCACAACCCGGAAGAATACAAATTCTTATCTCTCTTTCTACTAAATGTCTACCCTTGTTCCAAGGAGATTTTCCAAAAGAAGGATGATCTGTACCCCTCAACTCCCCCCGACACAATTTACACCGAGAACAACTACAATCAGGTTTGTGTCCAGTATCCTTCCAGAATTTTTTCATTTTTCTGCTTTGATTTTTTCCTGCCCCAGATTTTGACCATCGAATTTTGGATGCCTTAATATTTAATCCCTCTTCTTTATTTCTTTTCTTATCAAAATCAATATGATGTACACATGAACCTTTAGGTATAGAACCATAAATTTCTTCGGCCACAGTTCCAAAAGTTGACTTCCCCTGTTGTTTATATGCCCCCATCAACTCATAACCATAACTACCCAACTCTCTATATAGGGGCATTAAGCTGTCTCCAGGTTTCAATTCTTCTGCCTC